CGTGAAACATGACGCAGACCACACACCCGTGCATTGTGTTTCACGTGAAACTCGCCTGCATCCGACGGCCTGTCGGGCGGTGTCTGAGGTGATTGAATGCTTAATGAGTCGCGGTACCGAATAGAGAACCCCCGGAGCATTCTGCTCCGGGGGTTTTCTTATACCTGGATCGGGCCTACGCGCCATAATGACAGGTGTGTGAGAGTTATGCTTCCGCTCTGTGGTTGTATGGCGGTTTGGTAGTTGGTGATGCTGCCTGCGCTCATGTATCCGCCGGGGATCTCGAATAGTACTGAGTCGTATACGTTCCGATCCACCATGACGGTTTTCTGCATTGTGGCGACTGTGGTGAGGCCTGATCTGAGGAATAGCCGCACCCAGAACTTGCATGTGGGCACGTCATCCGCGTAGTAGCGGATTCCGACTAGATATTTGGGGTATATGAGTTCGTCGACTATCTCTGACTTGATGGTCTGACCGTTGAGTACCTTCCAGGGTGCGGCGAATTCCCTCTCGTCGAGTAGTAGCCTGCTGCGGTTGTCGCCCCAGTAGCCTTTTGAGGATCCCGAGACCAGGAGCATGGTGGCTGATGCGCCGGGGCTGCCTTGTGGCCCGGGGTCGCCCTTGGGTCCTGTGTCGCCCTTGGGGCCGCGTTCGCCCTGGATGCCTTTTTCTCCGCGTTCGCCGCGTTGGCCGGGCGCGCCGGTCTCCCCCTTGTCGCCCTTGCGGCCGGGGATGCCCTGCTCACCGGGGTCGCCCTTGGGCCCTGAGGGCCCCGGCGGGCCCTGTAGGCCGACTCCGGTGAGCCCGCGGGGGCCCCTACCACCTCGAGGTCCTTCGGGCCCCTGGCGGCCCTCTGGGCCTCTCTCACCGCGGGGCCCTGGCGGCCCTTCGGGCCCTCGTGTGCGGCCTGCTTCGACGGCGGCGTAGACGCGGCTGGCGGTGTCGCGGATGGATGCCACCTGCCGTTCGATCTCGGTGAGGTGGGCGGGTGAGACCGGGTAGGAGGAGATGAGGTCGGTGATCCTGTTCTCGCCCTCGTGGATGAGGCAGTGCATGTCGACGATGGGGACGCGCATCATGCCGGCCATGCGGGCGAGGACGATGTGGTAGGTCCACGGCGGTGGTGGGTTGGTGAGGTCGCTGGGGCAGTGGATTGGTACTGAGAATGTGCCGCGCACTTTTTCGGTGCGCGGCTGGACGATGACGCCGTCGTTGGCGATGACGACGCGCGGGTCGGGTGTGATGGTGAGTGTGCCGACCGCATCCATTCCTGATGAGTCGGTGACACGGCCGGTAATGAATGCGGTCGGCATTGTTTTTCCTTTGTATTAGTCGATGTTCTTGCCGTCGATTGACTTCAACGTCTTAATGATCTCCGCGTTCTGGTTGCCGAGGAACTTGATCTGCTTGCTGATGTAGTCAACCATTTTCTGTGTCGCAATCGATGCATTCCTGGTGTCAGCGATCAGCAGGTAGAGGTCGCCCGCGAAGTTGCGGCCCGCCTGGCCGCGTCGAAGATTGTCGCGAATCTCCCGCAGAAGATCAGTATTCTCACTCATATCCATATCCTCAATCTCGGGCGTGGACGGCGCCACGCCATTTATATTTCCTGTGTACCTGATTACCCGGTACCACACTCCGCCACGTGCGGAGTACGGCACCCACCGCACCTCGCCTCCTGTGGAGTCGCCCCGGTAGCCGTCGATGGACCCGTCCTCGGCGATCGCAGCCTCACAGATGCCGCCACGTCCGATCATGCACACGTGCCCGTCGGCGAGCAGGATGTCACCGTCGACGGGCTCGTAGTTCCAGCCCCATGCCCAGTCCTCGAATCGGCCGTCATTTCGGGCTTGATAAAGCAGGCTGCCGGTCCACATGTCACGCGTGAAAGCATTGATACCCGCCCACTCGAAGATAGCGCAGATCATCTCCGAGCAATCCACGTTCACATTGTGCGAGTGGTCATTCGGGCCGGACAACTCGTAAATGGTTAGCCGGTCGGGCTGAGAGTAGCCGATGCAATCATTCTGAGTAATCGAGTAGGCGATGTCGCCCAGCACAGAATTACTCATATGGGATCACTCCGGGACGTTGGCGTCGGCCACGGCGAGCACTGCGATGGCAAGGCTCGTCAGCACCGGGATCGCCTCCTGCGCGATGATGCCGTAAAAGGCGGCGACGGCGAGACCGGCGATGGTGACGCGGTACATGTACTTGCGCGCTGCGGGCTTGAAAATATCCTTCATTTCATTTCCTTTCTACATTCTTCTTGACGTCGGATATGTCTGACTCGATCTTTTCCAGCCGCTCCATGACCCCGGGTCTGCGTGGCACTCCTGGTCTGGCCTCGGTTCCGCGCCAGTCCGAGAGCATCTCACTGAGTCGGTGCGTCTGTCGGCCCACCCATGCTATGACGCTGAGCAGTGCGGTGATGACGCCGAGCCATGTGACGACGATTTCAGGATTAATATGTATTATCATAAAAACAACTCTTGGAATGAGTTTCTTGACGCAGCAGAGTCGAAGAAGCACCTCCCTCTCCGGTATTGGGCACGCAGCCATCGTACCATGTAATCGCTTGTTACGAGGCCGATTTCACCCTCTCTCACGTCGTCGGTGAGGGTGTAGAGAACCTCATCAGAACGCGGCCGGCGGCGTTGGATAAATACAGCGTGAATGGCCTCCCACACGGTAAACGATCCTGCTTCGCAGCGGATTGTGTACTTATACCTTGCGTCGCCACTTTTGCGGCACACAAGACGATTGTCATTGTCGCGGAACTCATTTTCTACGGCATACTCGGCATATCGTGGGTCATGCTTGAGAATGAATTTCCCGAACCGCGTGTCCGCCATTTCTTTGCTGAATTTATCTGAATCAGCGAAGTGCGCGCAGATGAACCCATCGCCGAATCGCTGGATTTCATGCCGTCCGGGCATGATGCGCCACTGCGCGAAGTAGGGGTTCATGATTGATATCGAGTTGCTCATCATAATGACGCGCGTCTTGTCCTGAGACCGGTCCACTGTGGAGTAGAAATCCAGAAACTTGGTCACCTCCTCCGGCAGGTAGCGCGTCATTCCCGTTTCGATAATAAATTCGTCGAAAAGAATCGACGTCACGTCCGGGAAAGGCACGGACTTGACGTTCCCGCCGGTGCTGAGCGCCAGGAAGTAGCCAATGACGCGCCACTTCTTGTCGCCAATCGCACGGGTGACGGCTCTGCGCCCCTGAACAGCGAACTCATGCCCCGGGAACTTGTGCTGTATATCGTCGAAGAACGTTGAGATCTGCTTCAACTCAGTATTGTAGCGGCGAAGGTAAATGAATTGCTCACGCTTTGTGAGCGCGTTTTTGATGGCAAATTTCTTGGCGCCGTACGTCTTCCCGAGCCCGCGTGCGCCCATGACCATGTTGATCACGGCACCGTAGGAGAGTATACGATCATACGAGTAGTAGGAGAATTTCTTGCGCTCGCGGACCATCAGATATACCTCCTCAGCTGCCAGTCACACCCCGAGAACATAGACAAGGACCCGTAATTCGGCTCCGCGTGGCCGTCCGGGCCGCGTGCACCAATGGACTCCCAGCCACCATCGGTGGTGCAGTACTCGATGTGGCCACCGCCCGAGTACCACAGGCAGACAACCAGGTCCCCCTCTTTCACCTGATCCACTGCGTTGAATGACCCCGACCCTTCGGCGACGACCCAGCCCGAGTTCTGGTTGCCGAAGATCTCACTCGTCCCGCCCGGCCCGATATCAATGTCGCAACATGTTTTGTACAGCCACCAGCAGAATCCACTACAATCCGTCACACCGGTTTCGTCCGGGTGCAGGCGCGCCTCATACCACTGGTGGTAGGTGAATTTCCCGATGCTGTCGATGGCTTTTGCGGTCATGGCCTTAATGCCCTCAGCAGTAGCACCACCACCGCCACCGCCACCGCCACCACCGCCACCACCGCCACCGGGCTTCTTCTGCGGTGCCTTCTGCGACTCCGTCGACGCACGATAATAGCCGTCACCACTAATATAGGCACGGCCCACGCTTCCATCGGCCATATATATTGAGAGTGACCCGTCGCCGCTCTGTTTAATGTATTTAATGTTTTTGGAGGCTTGTCCGTCCTTAAGTCCGCGGTGCTTGTTGAAGGTATTCTGGTTGCCGCTGCCGTTCTCGCCAGGAGACAGTTCGACGCCATTGGTCCTGAGGTTGGAGATCATGTCATAGGCAGTATCGTACCGGCCACCAACCGCGTACCATTCCCCCTCATAACGAATAGCGTCCGACATGGAATCAAGCGTTGCCGGATGACCGGCACCGGCTGCAAGACGACCCAAAATGGGCGCGTAATTACCCCACCGGTGCATGACGACGATTAGCATCATGCATGCCTCGGTCTCGGTCTCCGGGTCGAGGCCGAGTTCTTGACACCGGGGGATGTACTCGTTCTCCAGGTCGTCTTGCATCTGGCGATTCTGGATGCGGTGGCCCTCATCGGAGTCGAGGGCTGAGGAGAGAGCGCTGCGGTCGGCACCTGAAAGGTATTGATATTTCCTGGAGGAAATCGTCCAGGAGTCCCTCCCCTCAGCCATCCACCCATCTACAGTGGACCCGAAGGAAGTGCCTGCGGAGAATTTGGAGAGGAGATCATAGGCACGTCCCTGAGTCCACTGGCCAATACCGAGGGAGAGCGTGTCCGGCGCGCTGATGATGCCGTAGTCGTTGCTCGCCTCCACTGTCGCCAGCGTGGCGATAATGCATTTCTTGTGCTCATCATCAAAAGCCATTACACCCTCCTCCGGAAACTATTTAAATCAGTGGATCACCATGCTGGTGGCCCCATAGTTAACCATCACGGACTTGTTCTTCGGCGTGCCGATAAGAAGCGCCACCGAGTACTCGCCAGCGCCCTCGTTCGCCTGGAACATCGCGGAGATCTCACTATTCACCTTCGCGCCATCGAAGTAGCCCGCAATACCCGACGTGCCGACCCAGTCCTTAGCGCCAGAAGGCTTAGTGAAGTGCAAGTAGAATTGGGCATTACCACTAACCGTGGTGTGATTAATGTGGCAGTTGACGTTGATGACGTCATTCGCATTGAGAGTGATCTGCTTGGACATCACCTCATAGGTAAAGCCTGGATTGACGTCGGACGTGGACGTGAAATTCTTGTTGTCCGAACCGTAGCGCTTCTCAATAAAACGCGTACGCGTGGTATTCGCCAGGTCACCCGCCGTCTTCGCCTCAGCGATACCGCTCGAAAGATTCGCCGTAGTAGTATTCGCCTGAGACGCCGCAGAAAGAGCGGCCTCAGAATTCTGCCTCGACTGGTTCGCCACACTCATGGCGTTATTCGCGTTGCTGAGTGCGGACGCCGCGGAGTTGCTCGCAGCCGTGGCCTGCGAAATGGCGGAGTCGGCCGTCGTCTTGGCCTCAGCACTGGCCTTGAGCGCCTTGTCCGCCTTGCCGGACGCCGTAGCGACAACGGCGAGCGCACTCTTGGCGCTCTCCTTCGCCTCCGCGGTATTGTCGGCGGCCTCGTTGGATGCGGTGAGTGCACTGGTTGCGTCCCTCGAAGCCGCCTTTGACGTGACAATCGCTTCGCCGAGGTGCTCGTCAATGGCATTCATGGCGCCGTTCAGGTCGCCGACGATGTTGAAGTGGTCAGAATTCAGGTAAATGGGCAGGTTGAAATTCTTGGTGTGATTAGTAGCGGGCATTTTTCCTCCTAGTTGTTAGCCGCAGACGCAGTTCTGAATATCGGCGATGGACGCGCTGGAGATCTCATCCAGCGACTTGGTGGTGAGGGACGCGGAGCCCTTGAAGGTGGACTCGTACACATCCATCACAACATTAACGATATGCTTTCGCTGACCGGTCACCGGCGAATACATCATCTCCCTGGACCAGTAGTCAAGGAAGATTTTCCCTTGAGTCTGCATCTCCAGGATGTCCATCGGCAGGGAGTCGATATCCTCTACCGTAAGACCGGCTCGGGAGAAGTCCGCGGCTAGAAGGCCGTTGACCAGCACACGGTTGTCGAAGTCGAAGAGCATCGCCTCAAGACTGCGGCGCGTGCCGGTGAGCCAGTCGAAGACCTCAACATAATCATGCTGGAGATGCCGGTCGACATACTCCCGCATACTTTCCTTGAAAAGCGCAAGATCATTGTTGATATCCGCAACGTACTTGCGGAACTGCTCGGTCATCTGCTCCGGCAGGTCGCCGTACTGGCCAACCTCGTCTCGCACGTTCTCAAGAAGTTTCGAAATGCGCTCGTTATAGTCGGCGGCGTACGACTCAAGCGATGAGTTCAGCGCATTTCGGAGCCCCTCGTTTACCCATTTCCGCAGTTCCTCGATCACCTGCAGGTAGGTAAATCCGTCACGGTACGTGAAAGGCACCGTCGTGGTGAGCGCGTAGTCGTGCGGAACTAGCGAGTACTCGGGCGGATCGAATTTATGTCGCTCAGTAAACTCGGGAATAGACGGAGTAGGCGTCGAAGGATTTCCGACCGGTGATGCTGTCATTACTGCTCCTAATCCCCATAAAAAGTTCCTGCAACTCGGCAATAACCATAAGATCAATATTCAAAAACGTCTGCCGCCACGCCGCGATAAGCGCCGCCGTGTGGCCAGTATACCCCCATGAATGCGATTCCTGCGATGAGGACGACTCGTTCTTGGAGGCGCTCTTCGACGTCGACGTCGAGTCCCCCGCCACGTCATTGACACCCTTCGACGTCGACGACACGTCAGTTGCAGCCGTGGCGTAGTCCTTGTTTCCGGCCAGCCTCACTTGGGGCATCTGCGACTGCACGGTGCGAGAGGAGCCGTCAGAGGTTGATTTCGTGGTGCTTTTCTGACCGGTTTTCTGGTCACTGCCGCTGGTGCCGGACGAGGCCGATTTCTGACCCGTCTTGCTGTGGGTGTCCATGGTGGACAGGGGGTCGATCTCGACAAGTTCGCTACTGTAGAGTTTATTGTAGTACGGCATGATCTCGTGCATCTTGGTGCGCATCTGCCGGATCCACATGTCGACCGATTCGAGTGCTATTTCATTGTAGAAATAGTGGTCGATAATGCGTTCGTTGAGATACTCGCGGTACGCCTCATCAAAAATCGGGTAATCATCGAGCCCGATTCCCGTCACCCCGTTCCGCGCAATAACCTCGCGAAGCTCCATCGTGAAGTCAGCCATTTTCGGCACCCCCGTCAGGGTTCATCGCGGTCATGTCCGTAGACCCCAGCGACTCACCGAAAAGCGGCACGCCCGGGTCGGAGTCGTCATCAAGATTCCACTCCACGGAGACGTCGAGGCCGTACATGTCGTTGATCTGCTGCGCTGCCTCGCGACGCGCGTTGAGGGAGACAGCACGCATAGCCAGCACCTGGCCGGACGATCCGGACGCCTCCTCAACAACCATTCGCTCCCTCTTCTCACTATTCACGTTCATGATTCCGAGCATTGTCATGCATTCGTTCCAGGTGCGCGTGAGCGCCTCGGACACGTATCGCAGCGTCTCAGGCGAGATGCCGGTATTGAATGCGGCAATTTTCTGCGCCAGGTTCTCGGTGCTCATCATCTCGGTGCCGAAGACCGCGGGCTGACCCTCGATGATTTGCTGGAACATGTTGTTGAACGTTTTGTACTCGTTATTGTTCACAGCGAAGACGAATGGGTGCCGGGCGTGCAGCATATCGATTTCGAACGTGCGCGCAATGGTAGTCAGACGCTCGGAGTACACCTCAATAATGTCCTGGTCCGGAATGCGCATGTAATTCGACCAGATGGGTACGCAGTCATTTCCGGCAATTGTCTTGGAGTACACCATGTTGCCGTAGACAATGAACTCAGTTGGGTTGGAATACATATTGAGGTCGCCAAGACCAGTGGCGCGCAGTGCCATATAGCGCCCGAACTCCTGGTCGAAATAAAATACGCACAACGCATCGTTGAGGAGCGTTTGCTCAAGATAACGCTTATCAACAGTATCCGGCAGCCCCTGCCAGTTAAAACGATTCATGCACATCTCGGAGATGATGCGACGGTACATCCGCCGGATCACCATCTCCCGGTCCTGTGCGGGATTCTTGAGAACGCGGCCACCCTCCTGGAAGGGGCGGTAGATAAATTTCTCCACGGGGTCATTCATTTTCTATCACCCAAAATACTTGTCATAGATCGGCTCATTGTCAGCAAAATCGGTCTCACCAATATAGTACGGGTCCGCCCACACGGTCACGCCCTTCTCAAAAATCCCGCGGATCGACTGCCGGAATCCTTCGGGGCACGACGGACCGTAAATATACGTCTCCTTCATCTGCCAGTACGTAAACTTCTTCATCACCATAAGCGACTCGGGAGGGGTCATAGACACATTCATCGCGTAACCGTAGCGAAGCCAGAACTCACCGATCCGCATCATCGCACCCTGGTCGATCACCTTCTGACGTGCCGCAATCTTCCAACCGTCGGTGACAAGATTGAAGACGTCACCGCCCATCTGACCCGACGTCGTCGGTTGGAGCATCTGAGCGTCCTGAGTCTTCGCGTTAATTCCCGCAATTGCGTTGGCATAGTCCCCGTTCGCCGCGAATTTTGCCATCTGCAGGTTGGAGTCCGCAAAATACGAGGCATAGGAGTTGTTCATAGCGGTCATGGCAGAGCGGTTCTCATTCACCATGCGCTGATTCTCCAGGGTGGAGCCGTACTGCATCCCCATGTCGAACCCGCCCATCAACGCACTCGCAGCGGCACCGCCGAGATTGCCGGAGAGTGCCTGGCCCGCGGCGCCCGCAAACGTGTGGACGCCACCGGAAATGAGCGCGTTTTGGGCGTTGTAATTTGTTCGCTGATCCTCAAAACTATTTTGCATGTTGGTCGCGTCACTCGCCTGCTGGCGCGACGCCGCAGCCTGCGCATACGCCGTCGACGCGCCGCGGAGCGCCTTCTGCTGGGACCATTCCGCGGACCGATGTTGATACGCGATGCTGTTCTTGTTGGATGCCAGGTAATTCAAATAGGAATTGTTCGTCAGGGCGAATGTCGGAAAATCCGTGAAACCTGTCATCATGTCGAAATGCTCGGAGTACAGGTTCGAGGTGCCATCGCCCTGACCGCCATCGTTGTACGAGTTCACGGTGAACATGATCCGCGGCGACGGCGGCACGATATGCGTCCACTGCGTCACCTCAAGGTCATCCGCATTCACGCTCTCAGGCCTGACAATAATAGGCGTCCCCGTGAATGTAGTCAGTTCGAACATCATGTACGGATACGTGAAGAACTTCCGCAGCCTCCGGTAGCGCTTCGGGATAATATCGCCGCGCCTGAAACTCTCGGCCAGCGTGATCTTATGATTGTTGTCAATCCCCTTCTCGCCGAATCCCTTGGTGATCGGATAGATGGATGCGCCCATTCGAGTCACGCGGTGCCCCTTCTCCTTCGGGTCGGGGGACGATGTCTGAGCCGTTGTGATCGGCCCACCATCAAGTGCCTCAAAATTGATCGTGCCCTTGGGGACGGCGGTAATACTGATGATACCCTGAGACACCCACGGCACATATGCCAGGGATTTTGCGAGAATATCGAAGTTGCCGGCGGTCATCGCATAGATGGAGCAACCATTCGGCAGCCCCTCTGCGTGTGAGCCCGACGCCGTATGCATCTGCGGGGAGTCCTCCGTACCGAAAGGAAGTTCCAGGTCGACGGTGGAGGCGATAATGACATCGAAGTTTGCAGCATCAACGGTGCCCTCGTGCCACACGGACGCAATAATCTCCTGCGATACCTTACCAATAATGTACTCACCGCCCATGTCGAGGCCCTCAGGGCACGTGAGGTACTTGCGGCCGTAGTTCTCCCACGCCTCAGTGGCGGCAATCCCAACATGGCCGCGCTCCACATAGCAGCGCCCGAACGCGACGTCGTCACAATAGGTCTGCCACACATCAAGTTGGACGGTAATCTCCGTGGTGTTCGGTGCGACGTAGTTGACGGACGTAATGAAATAGTAGAAGTAATGGTCGTCGCCTGCCACGCCGCGGCTATTGTGAGCGTACAAATAATTGTACTGGTTAGCCTGAGAAAACGGCACATCAATACGAATCGGGGCGCCCTGAGCGCAATATGTCAGACCCTCGACCGTAAAAGAGTGGCGTTTGCGCGTCAAATAATTCATGCGGTCGGCGTGGCTCTTAAAAGCAACAATATCGCGGTACGTGGAGTCCCAGCGGACGCGCGTGAGCCCCACCAGCGTGCCCGGCGTCCACACTGCATAGTCGAAATCCAGCCCGAAATCACCTTGTCGGGCATCGCCCTCAATCCTCGGCATCTTCCTCTCCTCCCCTCACGCTGCCGTCGAGCCGGCCATCTCGTCAAAGTGACGAGATGGCCGGCTCATCTCTCACGCACGCGGCCAGGTCACCGCAGCCTTGGTGGCGTCCACCGGCACGGTAATACTGACCGGGTTCTTGGACACGCGCTTGCCCGTCCCCGGGTCGACGTAGCCGAGCGTCACCGCCACCTGGATCGACGCCGCGGTCTCGTCCGCGCCAATAGTCAGCACGCCGGAGTTGTCGCACCTGGTGTGCTGGCTCTTTGCGTTCAGCACGTTGAAGAACATGCCGAACTCGATATCGTCGATGTTCTTGCCCGTAATCTTTGTCTGTACAATGTACTTCCTGCCGGGCTGAGCCTTATTACTGTCAGACACCGCCTTGGAGTCGGAAACAGTGACAACCTGTGGAACAGTGAGCACGATCTCCGACGGCTTGATTGTCACAATATTGTCCGACTGACCCGTCCAGAAAAGCACCGCCGGAACGAACAGTGACGCCGAGATAATCTCCCAGTGGTGCAGGAAGTAGTTCGTGTAAAGACCGGCAGGGTTGATCTGCGACTGATTCTCAAGCAGGTTGTCGCAAATAACAAAGAAATCCTTTGTCGTGAGGAGCGCCTGAGCGCCGTCAATACCGAAGTTCTCCTTCGGAATCTCAATGAAACGGCCCTTCATCTGCGCGTACTCCACATTGAAGGCTGCCGCCCACGCCTCAACGCCGATATTCGCCTTCACCTCAGGCGTGGTAATAACAACCAGATTCTCAGGACGGGCAAAAGTCTCCATCCGAGCGGCGTTGTACTGACGCGAAATAAACGTCATATTGCCGGAATACGCCTGCACCATCTTGATAAGCGCCTTGGCGTCAGCCTCGGACGCGTTGAGCGACTGCAGGTCAGCGCAGTGCTCGTGCCAGAACCCACCATTCGCTTGATACTCCGCGAAAAGAGAGCAGATGGTCAGGAACTCGTCCCACTGGTCCGACGTCGTCGGGACCGCGAGAATCTGCGAGATATAGGTTTCAAGGCCGTTCTCGTCAAGAAACGCGCGGCGCAGAGAATCCCTGTTGACCGTGATCTTGTACATCTCCTGACGATTAACCGTGTGGAACTGAGAGGCAACATTCGGACGCTTCTGCGCAAAAAGCGCCTCCTCCATGTAGTCGCGGTCCGCCGAGTACTCGTACGCGTTAATGAGGCCCGTCTGCACCTCCTCAATCGAGTCGCCGTTCGTCAGCATGCCCTGCTTAAAGGCGGCGAGCGGGTTCTTCCATGAGATATCGCGCGTGTAGTAGGTGCCGATCCGGTTCACCAGCGCGTCCGTGAACTCATTCCAGTGCTGCGGAAAGCGAGTCAGCGCCTCAAGAGTCTGCGCGAGATTGCCCTTGGTAGTGTCAGGAATGCGGTTCTTATAGTCGAGAGATGCCTTGTTCTTAATGCGCGCAAGCATCTCGTAATTATCGAAGTCGCGGATAGTGCCAAGATTCTTCTTAGGCATTTAACTTTACTCCTTCTCATCCTCGACGCGCTTATCGAAAAACGCGTCGATACTGCCGTCGTCGCCGTCATCGGCGTCATTGTCGCCACTGTCGTCGCTGCCGTCATCGCCCTCGGACTCAGCAGGCCTCCCCTGCACCTGAGTGAGCAGATCATAGTTCGCGGCCTTCATCTTGTTCAGCTGGTCCGAGAGGACGTTGTTCGACTCGGTGAGTTCATTAATCTTCGCCTGAGCCGAGGAGAAATTCTCGGAAAGACCGTTGTACTGTGATCGAATATCGTCATAGATGGTGGGCGGCACTACCGCGTCACCCGGGTCCTGCAAAAGACCGACAAGGGCCTCAAAATCCATTTAACTGACCTCCTATAAAGCGGTAGGGTGGATATCGCTTAGCGATTCCACCCTACCATTTTTTCACCGGATTGTCCGCCGTGGTGACAGCCGCTGATCAGGCGATGAAATATGTCTGCTCGGCATCACCCGTAATCGGTGCAGACATACTCTGTCATGCAACGTCGGAGTCCGGAGCCTCGGGGGCCCGGTGCTCGGCGAGCCACTGATCATAGCCGTGGGCCTCCGCCCACTCCTGCAGAACGCGGCGCGTGAGACCGGCACGCGTATCCTTAAAATTCCACTTCACCTCATCCATGAAATCACTGAGTGGCTTCGGAATGCGTGCAGTGATGTTTTCGAAACCATCAACCTTCTTGGTCATTTTTATTCTCCACTCTCTTGAAATTAAATGTTGTCTCTGTCAAGACGACTCCTCCCCGGACCCGCCTAGGGACCAGTTTACCGTGCCAAAGGTTATCGTGCAACAGGTCCTCCGGAAAAACCTTCGCCGCCACGTCGCGCGGCAGACCAGCAATATGCGTTACAGGGCAGCCATCGATCATCTCCGAGTACTGCTTCGCCCGCACAAAAACAGCCTCGCTGAAATTCGCCTCATGCTTCCAGGCGCCAAGTTTCGTGGGGTGCACCTCGACGTCAATAAGCGGCTCGCGGCCCAGCACGTGAAGCGAGTCGGTATCGGCGTAGAGGAATCTGCTGTAATTCTTTTGCGCCGTACGCACGGTATAGTCACGTGCCCATGCTGTTACGAAAACGCTCAGCGGTGTGTAGACGGGGTCACATGACTCGTACTCATTCAGTGCGAGATTCACGTGATCGCCCTCAAGTACGGGGCGCTTTCCTGTCACATTCGTGTTCTTGGCGAATTTGCCGTACAAAGAATTTAAGAATAGTTTGGCGATAGTACGCCGTCCGCCCGTAGAAGTGGTTTTCACGCCCATCCACTTATCGATGTAATCGCTGATCATCCCCGTGCGCGAGTCGAACCAGAAACCGCCCTCCCACTCGACGTCCGCAATATCGTAAAAATCGTTCCACAGAGCCCAATCCACCGACGTCACCGTAGTAGTCACGGGCTCGGCCACCTCTGTCAGGTACTCAGTACCGGAGAAGATAACGTTCTTCTTGATCTGCATGCACGGGATGTGATCCGGCCGCAATGACGCGCGAAACGTCACCACAGCCGTCCACAGAACGCCCTCAGGCGGCGCCGCCGAAAACGCATGCGGATGACCGTGAGGGAGGGGTCGATCGTGCATGACGTACGGGTACAGCGAATTCACGTCATAAACACTGCCCTCGCCCACCATCGTACCGGCACAACGCCTGTCAGCATAAGTAAAGCCGCCCTTATACGCAGCCCTGATCTCCTCATCCATGTCAGGCGAGACCAAGGGAAATGCTTTCCGAAAATACTTCTCACCGCCAACGAGTGACTTGTACTCCGCCATCGAGTCCGACCCAACCGTCAACCGAGTCATCCCCTCTGCCAGCGTCTCGCGCAGCGCCCTCGCCACAATCACCACATCGCGGCGCAGATAGTCCCACTCCTCCACCGTCGGCTCATACCCCACCGGCCGATGCGCCTTATAGTCAATCTCCCCCTTGCACTCAGGCTGATGAAATGCCTCCGCCAGGTCCGCGACACACATGGGCAGTTTCTTGTACGAATCGCGGAACTCCGTGACGACTCCATCCAAGTTGATTGTAATGGAGTAAACCTTCCCCCTCCTGTCAATAAGTGTCGTGAACTCATTCTCCTGCGGATTCTTCTTCACCCACGTAATATCGTGCCGAAGCATGTAATCCATAATGAATACACCATCAAAACCCAGATTATGAAAATAGGTTACCGATGCGTGCGTCCGGCAGTAGTCAATAAAGCCATCAACATCGGTGCCGTGCACATAGTCGGACTCATTGCCCACATTCACGCTAGCCCACGCCCACACGCGGCAGTCCTCAGGGTCAGTCGTCGTCTCGAAGTCAGCGCTTCTTATTGCGCTTGTTCCGCGCCCGCGTGCGCATGCCCTTCCTGTACGCCCTCTGCCGCTTCTCCCGGCGCCGCTTCTCCGCGAGTTCCGGCGTCGGCTTGAATTCAGCATTTGCGGCTTCCTCGTACATCTGCATTACTGTGTCGTAGTGATGATCCAGTGAGTCGATGATGGCTTGATCAAATTGCGGAGAAGACGACTCATACCCCGGTTCCTGCGCCTTCATCGCAAAATACATCTCACTCAACGTGTCAGCGAATTTAGATGACGACGTCCATAAGAACCACAAGCGCTCGTCGTCGAGAGTCAGAATTTTCTTCATATCGTCCATGCCATCGACGACATCAATCATGTCAGAGATGTTGGACCGGGCCATGTCCACCAATTTCTTCCTACCGGCAATCGTGTGATACGAAAGCATTCTCTCGCCCGCAGCAATCGCACCCCTATCATCATGATACCTAGTCGGCACCGGCAATGCTTTCGGTGTGTACGTAGGCGCCGTGCCCGACGACAGATACTCCCTACGAGGCCTGAAATCATGGTCATAGTCCTGCACGGTGATGTCACCCATGCCCGGCACCGGGGTGCCACCAATCTCCCTATGCTCCTTCGCATTCAACTCATTATGAGTCTTGTACCCGTAATAGGCACGCGCCATCGCCCGCCTACTGACAATGTCGCCCTTCCGGGCACCACGGTAATAGCCGACGACATTGCTGTTGAAATTCTCAAGACGCTCAATATGCTTTTCCAACTGGCGGGTCGTCATCCTGTCGATATTGGCCTTTCGTGGATCATACTTAGTGCCCGAGATATCCACTCCGTACTGGCCGTTATCAAGGTCCCACCTGCTGCCCCGCGGATGATAAGTGCCAGCCTTAATCTGACCGATCTTCCTACTAGCTCTTCTTTGCAGCGCGTGCGCCCTCGCACGCAGATCCTGTAACGACATAATAAATCACCTCTCCTGCCCCTCCATCGGGGCAGGAGAGGCAATTTCCCCTTGTGCGCGAATCCCTTAGCGCCCGTCTAGCCTATCACGCCAGGGAAAGCGTCAGGTAGCGGTACATGGCATTCCGGCGCGTCGCCTTCTCCTCCACAACCACCTTGAGCGGGCTCTCCCACGTCGAGGGATGGCCGAAAATCCCGACAATGTTCCGGACCGCCGAGAAAATGCCGTTCGACGTAGCCGAGTAAGCATCACCCGAAGTGGTGATCAGAGACGTCCTAGGCTGTTCCACGACGTCGCCGTCCTCCGTCTCCACCTCGACGCGCTGGACGATGATGTCCCTGATGGTCAGGATCTCACCGACGACGTCGCGCAGCGGCGTAGCGTCGTTCAGAGCCCTGTAGACGGCGGACTTGCCCTCCATGGTGTCGGCGTCCACGGTGGAGAAAATGCCGGTCTCAGCGATCTGAGTGGCGATGTTGGTACGAGTAGTGATATCGGTAGACATTTTTCTTTCTCTTTCTTATTGATATTGATATTGATCAGAAAAGCGGGTCAGTGAAGGCGAGGGCCTCGACAACCGCATCCGGGACAACGCACGTACCCGGAGTCTCATTGGCGACAGACATGATGAGCGCCATCATAGAAGTCGCATCACGCTGCGTGAATGTCATTCCAATGCGGGTGCATGTCGCGAAAACAGTGAACGCATTGATGTACTGAGCGATCATCATACCGTCGACCATGTAGACCCTGATTATCGAAGCGGACCCGTCGATGATGCCCTGTACCGTCTTCTGGTCATCCACAGTCGCGCGAACAGTCATGGACTCGCCATTAGGGTCGCGCAGGACCACGCTAAAGATATCGCCGGGTTTCAGTTCCTTAGTCATACTCGAATTTCACCTCCCCGTAGTTGGCCATCTCGTAAGTCATCTTAATGAGTGCCAGAACATGTTCCATTGGCAACTCCTCTGCGTAAGCAATGATCGTAGCGCTGTATGCGCGCACACTCATGAAAAAGTAATCGACGTGCCAATAATTGTCCTCCAACCAAATTGCGATCTCCTCATATCCGTCAAAAGTGACGGAGCAAGTGTTGTCGTCAAAAAGTGTGAGTACGCACTCCTTCTGCTCGCTATTAATCCATGGGTTGAGAATACACTTACTCTTGATCGCCAAGGCCCATCATCTCCAAACAGTGCACGAAAATGTCCTTGAAAGTCTGAGACGAATGAGCGACCCCCTCCACGCGAAGCTTGCCAAATGAGGCCCTAAAAGCGGTGCTCGAATAATGCTTCGCCCTGAAAACCAGTTGATATTTACCAATATCGGCGGTGTAGTAGGAGAAGTTTCCCGACGATGAGATATTCAGATCATAGATGTAGCCGCCGACCGTGACCTCCTGCTTCATTGGATGCCCTCCGTGAGAACCTCGAAATCGAACTTGATGACCTGACCCGTCACAAATAAGAATGCGGACTCAAGAATCGTAGCCACCTCGCTCACGGTCTCGGGACGCAAGGTCCTCACCGTCACATCATCGCGATAAGTCTGCACGTATGACATTGACATGCAGTGCTCCGCATTGTGTTGCCGCACGTCAAGAAACATCTTCCCGCGCTTGATCGAGGCATCGAACCCGTCATCACGAAAACTAACAACAGCACATGCGCGATTCTTCGTGTCGATCAGTTTAATGTCGCGCATCACTCATCCTCCTCAAGATATACGTGCTCACCGGTAAGAAACAGAATAACGGCCTCCAGCACAGTCGCAACCACGTCAACGTGAGTGGCCTTCGGGTGCCGGGCAACAATCACCCTCTTGTTGGGATTGTAGTAGATCCTGTAGACATCGTCCTTTGAAATAGAGGCAGTGAAATGCATGCCGTCCGGAAGATGAACGCTGAAAATCATCTCATAACGCGTCGCCTGACGGCCGGTGGCCGTAATGTGATTAACATGATCGTAGAACTTCATTGCAACTCCTGAGCGAAATAGTTGTTCAATTCTTCGAGATTCTTGAATGAAATACCCTTACCCTCTGTGAACACCCTAATCTTTTCCGGCGTAATCTCGATGAACATGCCCGGAACATGAATCGAAATCGTGATCGACGACCTGAACTGACTGAGTAGGCACATCAGATACCGCATCTGTACCGTGAACCCGCTGAGCATTCGTAACCCCCATGTAAAGACCGATATTGAAAAGAACGTATAGGACGACAATGACCGTCATGATAGACATGAAAATGAACATCAGAATGTCCCCAAGAGACCACCTCATCAGAAACCAACCTCCATCTGAGTACGATTCTCGATCCGCACCATCTCAATGATCTGCCTATAAGTCACCGCATGCCTATTGTCGTCAATGACATAGAAGATGCCGTTGATCCTCCTGATCCACTTACCCGTAGCAGGCAGGTACCAACCGACCGCCGACCTAAAGGGCTCCAACTCCCTCAACGCTGTCTCCCTGTTCATGACTCTCCTCCCACGACCTCCCTGATCGCTTGGTATAAGAGTACGCGAGTTTCACGTGAAACACAATGCACGGGTGTGTGGTCTGCGTCATGTTTCACG